CAGTAGTACACAGCACGAGAATGGCGGTGGCGCATGCCACCGTCATTCTTTTTGTGTATGATTGATACCAACGCATCAACGCGAAAGAAGATTAAATGACTACTTTTTCAGTACCACCAGGCTGCACAGGTGTTGAGCTCCCAACAGGGCAAAAGATTGACGCAAATCGTCAAGGAAAAGTAACGATTGATGATTCGCGCGCGGAGAAGTTTGCAGCTAAGTCAGGTCTTGCTAAGCAAGGCGTGATCGCAAAAACAGTGCTCGGCTTTGGTCACGTAAAGGGCAACACCGCTAACTGCGGCACGTGTCACTTCCGCGGCTTCGGTTGGCAAACGACTTGCCCAAAATGTGGCAACGAAATGATTAAAGAGACAGAGGAGACTGTATGACAGTTTACGCACCAAGCAACATTGACAGCGTTTCAATTTCAGGATCGGGTCATGCACATGTCCGCGATAAGAACGAAAAAAACATGAGCGTTACTTGTGTTGTATGCGAGCCTGAGCTAAAGACAATGGGCTGGGCAACTGATCCTCGTGACGTAGAACTTACGTACGATGAGATCCGTGATGCAGAAATTGCACAGCAAGACATTGCTCGTTTTGAGCAGATGAAGGTCGCTGAAGCCGCTCGTGAAGCCGCTGCTGCCGTTCGTTCGGCGGGTACTTCGTCACGCGCAAGGACTACTCGCGGTGGGGCAGCCCGCTAAAAAGTGCGTCGCCTGTTCTAAGCCCGGTCGATTTGTAGTTGGCTGGTGCGGAGAGTGCGACGGCGCCTGCTGTGAACGACACATAAGTTGGTCGACAACGACAGAATCTTGGCAGTGTCCAAGATGCAAGAAGGCTGACGACGCACGACTAAAGCAAGCTAGCGCGGAGTAGACATGGCGACGCCATACATAACACCAACAATTTTGATCAACGCTCCCACGGGTATTTCTTGGGAGACTATCCCCGACTTCAACTCAGATCCTGATGCGCAGTTGGCGGAGCAGATTAACATTTGCTGGCGCGCTAGTCACTGGATCGACGCGTACTGTAACCAAACGCTTCGAGCAACGGTTGACGAAGAAGAGTTCATTGGACCCGACTATCGCATGACCATTGACAACAATGGTCTTGCACGTGTTCTTACATCACGCTGGCCCGTCACAGAAGTTATTTACGCACAATACGCTGCGTCGTACGTCGCACCACCTCAGTGGCAGCAGATCCCCACGGACTACTTGTTTATTGAAAACGCGCTCAACATTTGGAGCGGTATTTCAACTGAGTCAGCCGCTGGTCCGTCCGCAGTTCGCATTGTTCCTGGATTTCTAAACTGGATCAACGGTCGAAACGGTCTCCGTCTTCAGTTGACGTATGTAAACGGATGGGCGCACGCTGGCATTGTCGATAGCGTCAACATAGGCGCCACTGAAATTGCCGTAGACGATTGCACTGGCATGTTCAACACTTCATTGAACGTTGGTCGTGGCATGTGGATTTACGACGGCGCAGAAACTGAGTACGTTCAAGTTGCCGCCACTAGCGTTACGTCTGGCCCTGGCACAGTCACGCTAAAGACACCACTCATGTACGCGCACGCAGGAAGCATTCAGCAGCCAGTCATTATTTCTTCCTTACCTGCTGCAATTCAAGAAGCCGCAATTCTTCACGCTACGTACCAGGCTCTCGAGCGTGGCGCCACGGCAACTACAGTTCAGAACATGCCTGGATCGACTGTCTCAGCGAGTGGTTCGCAGATGACGATCCTTAATGACGTCAAAGACATGCTCAAGCCATACCGTCGAGTTATCTAATGGGTCTCAACGTCGTTCAGGAGCACGCAAAAAGCATCACCAATGGTGTTGTTGGTCCTTTGTACAAGCGCCCTGTCGTTGCTTACATTACGCCGCCTAACCCTGGAAAACTGACAGGTCCTGCGGCGTACATCTGGGTTACGAGCGGTAATAACAAGCGCCAAACGGCGCACCGCGGATCTGGTTTTCGCAATACCAATTGGACTGTAAGCGTCTGGCTTATGTGCCCAGGAAACGCTACAGATCCGAACGCGGACCAAGCATTTGCTACGCTAATTGACGCCGTTGTTGAGGCGTGGGTTACAACGCCGATGCCTATTCCAGTGACGGATTCAGTGACTGGTCAAGAATCACAGATTGTGGCAATTGGTGAACAGTTCACGATTCAGCAGTCACCTGTGCACGCGCTTTCCGATCAGCGTCTATTTCTCTACGAAGCGCTGATTGAGTTCACTGTCGAAGAAATGCTGGCACCGTAATGGCTAAAAGCGGAGGCTGGTTTTTTAACGCATCTGGCGTCACAAGTGTGCTTGTTGACTGGCAAGCAACGCAGAGAAAAGCCGCTGCGCAACTCATACCTGTTATACAGATGGAATTAAAGCGCGCTGCACCAGTAAGTGCTACAAAGCCAGATGCTGGACGGTTTAGGGATTCGATCGGATACCGCGTCGATTCCGCTGCTGGCGTGTTAAACATTTCGTTTGTTTCTGTGGCACCGTACGCTGAGTACGTGATTAAGCCAACTACTGGTGGGACACTTATTCAGCCAGTCAATACAATGGCACTGCGATTTAAGAACGGTTTTGGCGACTACGTGTTTGCTAATTCAGTGATCCGCGGATCAACGCCTGGAAACGACTTTAACGTACGAGTCGCTAAGAAAATGAAGCCAGTTATCGAGGCAGCGTTCGCTGATTCAATCACGGTAATCAAGACGTCAGATTAGTTACATACGAATACAGTAGGATAGGAACCATCTATGGCTCAACTTCGTTACATTGGACAGGTCGAAAAGACTTTGATTGACGTTGCTGCGCTCGCGCACGGCGTGATTATCGACGTCGCTGACGAGTTTGCTCAGCGCCTTCTTACGGCATTTCCAGATCAATACGAGCTCGCTACTTCTGCACCAGCGCAAAAGACTGCTAAGAAAGAACCAGTAGTCGAAACTGTAACGGCAGAAACGCCAGCGGCACCGATTGAAGCACCAGCTACGACGTCAACAACTCCTGCAGTCGTGGAAACACCTGCGGAACCTACTAGCAACTAATAAGAGAGGTTTCTGACTACTCCAATCACAGAAAAGTACGGTTCACTATCCGCCGTAGGTGTCGCGAAAGAGACTACCTTCGGCACCCCAGTGACGCCTACGTCGTTCATTCCATTTACTGACGTTTCACTTGAAACTGATCCTGGTCTGTTCTACCCTCAGGTTGTGATGGGTACTCGTGACGTCAACGTGTTCGCTATGTACGGTGAGTACAAGCACGTTGGTGATGTATCAGCGCCTTTCTTCCCCACTAACGGTGTTGAACTTTTCGTTTCTTCAATTGGTAGCGACGCAGTTACTTCTGCTAGCGGCGGCAAGTATCTTCACACAATCACCGCTGCGAACACGCTTAACTCTCTCACGGTTGAAAAGAACATTGGTGGCTACCAGTCACTCCAGTTTGCTGGTGCCAAGGTTGGCAAGTACAGCCTCAAGGCGACCGCAGCTGACAGCGCAGTTGAGTTCACGGCTTCGTTGACTTCTAAGTCTGCGATTATTCTCGACACGCCAAGCTCACCTATTTCAGTTGTAAACGAATCACCTTTTGTATTCGCTGAAGCTGAACTTTCTATCTTTGGTGACAGCAATCTTGTTCAGGTCACTGCGTTTAACATTGACATTGAAAATGGTCTCAAGCCTACGTACACGTTCAACGGATCTCACGATTTGCAGTTTCTGACGCCGCTTACTCGTAAGATCACCGGTTCGATCCAGGTCGTCTTTGACAGCCTCGACGACACTGACTGGGGCTACTACTCAAAGATGATGAGCGGAACTCAAGGTTCGCTGACCATTTCGTTCACGCACCCTACAGGTCAAGCAATGACGATTGCGCTTCCTCAGATCAACATCTCGAAGTATGCTGACGACATTAAGCTTGAAGACGTTGTAATGTCTACGCTTGACTTCACTGCTTCGTACGACCTCAGCACCGCTGCTGCAAGCATTGGCGCAACGGTTACGAACAGCGTTTCAACCGCATACTAGGACATCACCGACTAATAGACTGGATCAAAGATGGCAGGATTTCTATCACTATTCAACGAGCCCGAGCGGCTCAATGTTGCACCTGGCTACTGGGTTGACATTAAAAAGTCATTGACGGCAGAAGACTACGAGGCGGCTCAACGAGCGCTTCTTGGGAAGATGTCGATGAGTAACAACAGTCTTACGGCTGAGCCTGACACCATTGCGTATCAGCACGAACTGGTGTTCCGTTCAATCATTGACTGGAACCTCACGGACGAGAATGGTGAGCAACTTGCGCTCGAGCCTGCAAAGGCAAAGCATGACGCGATCCGCCGTCTTCCTCAGGTCGTCTTTGTTGACATCTACAATCGCATCAACGAGGCGTCAACACCACGGACAAAAGAAGACGAGATCCAGTTTCGTGATGGCGGTGAGAGCCGCGATTCAGGGGCAAGCAGCGTCGCCGGATCACCCGACGCTCCAGAAGTTTCTAATTGAGAGCGCACTATACGAGCACGTCGGTTTAAACTTTGAGACACTGAAGACGCGTCCGCTCAACGAGGTGCTTGATTACATAACGATAATCAATCTGATCGCAAACGAGCAAAAGAGAATTAAAGCTAAGCAGGACGCCGAGAACAGTCAAGGTAAGCAGAGGTATTAGACATGTCAGCATTTGGTAGCGATCTGACCCTGCTTCTTGGTATTGAGGCGCAAGAAAAGTTCCTCGACGTATTTAAGAACCTTGACGACGGTCTGAAGCGCATCCAAGAGATGTTTGGCGCAACTGGCGACACCGCCAACGAAGCCGGAAACATCATGACGACATCTCTGGAAAAGCCAGATGTCGCCGCTGGCGTTCTTGCTACGCGTCTCACTGAACTCAACACGCTTCAGGATCAACTTGCTGCGGCAGAGAAAAAGCTAGCTGACGCAACACTTGGCGGCGCCACGGCGCTCGACAAAGACGCCGCTGCAGCAAAGGCGGCTAGAGACGCGCTTCAAGAGTATCAAACAACACTTGTCCTGGTTAACAAGGCAGAAGGCGATGCCGCGGCTGCGGCAACTGCGTACTCAGGCGCGATGGATAAGGCGGCTGAAAAAGTAGCGGCAGCGAACGGTCTTGAAGCGTCTAGCTCAGGATCAATGCTTGACAAAGTTGGCCCAAAGGCAGTTGTCGTTACGGCGGCGCTGCTTGGTGTTGGTTACTCATCTGCAAAAGCAGCGGCAACGTTTGACCAAGCGTCAATCCAAATCGCTAACAGCGCCAACATCTCAACTGATTCGGCTAGGAAAGTTAGCCAAGGGTTTCTCACAATGTCTGAGAACTCAATCTTTGGTGCCGACACTATTGCGACGTCATTCTCACAAGTTGCAGGTCAGCTTTCGACATTAAACGGCAAGGCATTGACTGTCCAGCAGTCGATCCAGTTTATGAAGATCGCTACCGATGCCGCAGCAGCATCAGGACAGCCACTCTCATCGGTGACGTCAAGCTTGGCGAAGACGATGCAAGTGTATGGCATGAATGTTGATCAAGCGAGCAAGGCAGAAGGTGACCTGTACAACGCTGGTCGTTTGACTGGCACGGGTATGACTGCTGTAACTCAACAGATCACGCGAATGAAGTCTCAGCTCGGTGTGCTAGCTCCAAGTCTTCAAGACACGTCAGTTCTGTTTGTTGACCTCGCTGAACACGGTGAAATCGGTCGCGTGGCAACATCTGTCTTGAGCTCTGCGATGAACACGCTTCTTAAGACTAATAGCGTTGCTACACCTACAATGGGAGAATTAAACAACGCGCTTAAGCAGCTACCTCCTTCAATTCGCGGAGTTTCAAGCGAACTTCTTCACGGTCAAATTACTGTTAAGCAGTACGACGCAAGTCTAAAGTCGTTCTCAAACGGAACACTTGCGCAAAAAGCTATTGCCGCGTACGGTAAGTCATTTGAAAGTCTTGCGTCAAAAGCGGCTAGTTCAACTGGCATCATCAACTCAATGAAGCTTACGACTGCGCAGCAGCAACTCGCTGACCTTGGTGTTAAGACGTTTGACGCGCAAGGAAACTTTGTTGGCTTTGGTAGCATTGTTCAGCAGCTTGGCCCAAAGTTCGAAGCAATGAAGAGCAAGCAAGAGCAGCTCGCTGTTGCTACTGACCTTTTTGGGTCAAGTGCAAAGAAGATTTTGCCGCTTCTTCTCGCTGGTAAGGAAGGCTGGGACAAGGCAGCGAAGTCTGTTGAAAATCAGACTGCAATGCAGGAAGCCGCAAAGCGTTCTCAAGACACGTATGAAGCGTCAATGACTAAGCTCCACAACACGCTGACGGCGCTGCGAATTGAAATAGGAAACGCGTTTCTTCCTGTGCTCGAAATAGTTGCCAAAACATTTGCTGGCGCTATCAAGCCTGTTGCTGACTTTATTGGCAAGCACAAGGATCTGATTACGATCCTCATCTCTGTTGTTGGCGCCATCGGTAGCGTAATCACGGTTATGTACTTGTGGCACAAGGCTTCAACGACGGTCAAGACTGTATGGGATACGTTCTCATCGGATCTGGGCGCGATTGGTGGAAAGCTAAAGCAATTTGGCGGAATGATCATGGAGCAGGTCGGCCAGCTCGGCGAGTGGGCAACTGCTACATTTACTGCAGCCGCAGCAGAAGACGGACTTGCTGCCGGTGTTTGGGCGGTTACGTGGCCCATTCTCGCCGTCATTGCGGCAATCGCGCTTATCGTGGTTGCAATCTACGAACTCTACAAGCACTGGAACACAGTGTGGTCCGCAATCAAGTCAGTCGCAAAAGACGTTGCTGACTTCTTTGTCTCCGCCTGGAACGCGGCTTGGGGCGTTATTCAACCTATTTGGAAGGCGATGGAAACGCTCTTCTCAGCCGTCATTGACGTAATTAAAGTTGCGCTTGTCATTGTTCTCGTACCGATCCTTGGTCTTGTCAAGGCGATCCAGGCACTCTGGAGCATCTGGCAGTCTGTCTGGGGCGCAATCGGACCGACAGTTGAAAAGGCTGTTGACGACGTGCTTAAGTTCGCTGGAAAGATTCTTGACTTCTTCCTTAACATCGGATCTGCAATCTGGAATGCCATCGTCGGCATTGGCAGTGACATTCTTAAGGCTGGCGAAAAAATTGTTGACTTTATCATTGACGGCATTACTGGCGCCGCTGGCAAACTCGGCAGCGCAGTACTTGGCGTATTGAAGAAGATCCCCGTGGTTGGTGGACTTATCAGTAGTGCCTCAAGCATCGTCGGAAAAGTCTTTAGCATCTTCCACTCAGGTGGCGTTGTACCTGGATCACCTGGTGAAAATGTGCCAGCGATTCTTCAAGCTGGTGAGACCGTATTTACGCAGACACAAATGGGCGTTCTCGGCAAGGTTATTTCTGCGCCGAATACGAACTACGTCATGTCTCGATCTGGCGGTGGCGGAACGACAGTGAACGTCAATGTCAGCGGCGCAGTTTACGGATCACTAAATGACTTCTCGAATGCGCTCGGTAAGCACTTGACGTCGACGCTTCTGCCACAGGCTGGCGTGGTACTTTCGCACTAATGTCAATCACACCGTCACCGAACCTGGCGTTATACATCACGCCTCCTAACAAGCCTACGATTAACTTTGCCGACTTCCTCGCGTACAGCGGTGGAAGAAATCAAATCTCAGTTTCGCAGAACTTCGGTCGGCAAGGTGATACGGCTTCGATTAACCTTGTTGACGGTAACTATTCGTATGGCACGCCACCAAACATGGTTGTGTCACCTACGTTTACGATTCCAGCGTATTCACAAGTCAAACTGATCGACCTCAACGCTCTTGCGCATTATGGATCTGATGATCAAGCGTCAATCTTTGTCGGTTACGTTTCAGATCCGATGCTGTACATCAACTCGCCAAATGAGGCTGAGTGGTCGCTGTCTTGCGTAGATTACACTGGGTATGCAAACGCATCTATTGTCCAGGGACTTTACGAAGGTATCCCGATGGGTGACGCAGTTGTCGACATCGTGAAGAAAGCAAACTGCGGAATTAAAGCCGCGCTTGTCACGCAGGGTGGACACGTTGAAATCGGTCCAAACTTACCTCGCACGATTATTCACTACACAAATCTGACAAACGCTCTTCAGAAGATCTCAAAAATGTCTTCATCGCAAAGCGCGTACGGTTGGTACGTTGACAGCGAACTAAATCTTCATTTCTACGATCAACAGCAGGCGACTAGCTCCGGTGTAACCGTCACTGACACGCCAACTGCCGCAGGTTATTTCTCGTTTACTGAAGCGCACATCGATCAAAGTCAAGGCTTCCAGTACGAGTTTGACGGTACATCGCTCTATAATCGAGCACTCGTTGTTGGTGCGTCAAAGACGATCACAACTTCACTGAAAAAAGCACCGACACAAACGTTCACAGCCGACGGGTCACAAACATCTTTTAAGCTTTCACACGTACCCGACACAGCGGTACGGAACACAACAACAACGACAAAAACAACGTTGCCAGCAGTCACTGTTAATGGCATTGGTCAGACAGTCTCTGTCTACGATGGGACAACGCCAGTCACGGACCAATGGACTATTGAACAAAACGATGACGGATCGTGGTCGCTAAAGGTAACGCCAAATCACGGAACAATACCAAGCGCTGGGTCAAAGGTTTCAGTGTGGTACAGATACAAAATCACCATCACAGCACAGGCTGACTTAAAGCAGTCTCAAGTGTCAATTGGTGGCCCTAATCACGGTATTTTTTCGACTGTTGTCAATCAGACTTCGATCGACTCCACCGCAGCGGCGTACCAGCGAGCAACTCGCGAGCTTGCTGAGTACGGTCACCCGCAAGAACGGATCAAGTTCACGACCACGCCTGAGTTCGTTGGCATTTGGCGCGCTGGTCAGACGTTTATTCTTGACAGTCAGTTCTTGCTTGATTCGCAAAACGGCTTCACACCTGGTCTTAAAGCAAAGTTTATGATTACGCAGCAGACGTGCACGGTGGCGCAGGGTGGCTATCGGCAGTGGCAAGTAACAGCGGTTAGAGTTGAATAGTGCCAACGTTAACCAACATCACAGCGTCGCTTAACGTTTCATTTTCTACAAACGGATTCACTGCGCTGCAGCCAACGTCTCCGCTCCAGTATTTCACGCCAGCCACAGGGCAGCGCGCGTACACGCTGGCTGACGCAATTAACTCACTGAACGACCAGATCAACGCGAACACCGATCCGACGTCAACAGGTGGCGATGCGCCTGACGTTCTCTATAACTTCCAAACGTCATCGGACGGTATGATTGTCATTGACAGTATTAGCATTTCAAGCGGCACCGATCTATCAACATGGAACGGAAGCCTTACATACGTACAAGGTGCATGGCAATGAACGCAGGACTAAACTTTCACGGAAGGCTCACTATTGAGACTTTCGACGGTGACGTGAAGACAAGTCACCACGAAGCAGACAACACTATTTGCATTTCTGGTCTTTCTGACGTCGCTGCTGCTATCTCATACCTCGGTGTTGAAGACATTGCGTCTGAGATCGGTACTTCACAATACGTCATTACACCTATTTACGGAGCAATTGGCACTGGCGACACGACAACGTATCCGCCTTCTGTCGCTGATACGCAGCTCATTAATGAAATAAGTCGAACAACGGCTTCGGCATCTGGCTGGGTGCCCGCACTCGGATCTAATCCTGGTCAAGCGGTCTGGCAGTTCCAGTTTCCGATTAACAACTCAAGCACGAACTACACGTTGACGGAAGC